GTTAGATTTATAGTTGGGACACCACAAACAGGTGGTTATGGTATTACACTTACAGGTGCATCAACAATGATATATTATTCTAATGGTTATGATCTTGAGAAACGACAGCAATCAGAAGCTAGAATAGACCGTATCGGTCAAGAAAAACCCATGACATATATTGATATAATGGCTGAAGATACTGTTGATATGAAAATTGTAAAATCTCTACGACAGAAAGTAAATATAGCTACAGAGATTATGGGTGAAGAGTTGAAAGATTGGATTTAATTCATAAACAGATTAAACAAACCTACAAGAGTTAGTATAGTTGTAAACGCACCACCAACAATCCAATAGATTACAGTGTCTGTTTTTCTTTCTAACTTTCCTACGTCTTGATGTAAATGATCTATCTGTCTTTTAAAACCTTGCACATAACCATACAGAGATACTAAGTGTTCGCCAGTTGTCTTTGGTGGTTTTCCGTTAGGCATTATTCTTCTCCGTATTCCATGTCACCAGCCATAGCGCCAGGCGATGAACTATAATCTCTACCACCGCTTGCCGCTGCTTCAGCTGCAGCTGATGCACTGCCAAATCCTCCGTAACCTGTATCAGAAGATTCTCGAATTGAATCTGCCATGCCTTGTACATCGATACCTGTAAGACCACGTCTATCCATAATGTCCTGTAAATTTGATCGACCAATTTTTTTACCTGCAGCTAGTCTATTTAACATATTTCCAAATCTGTTTGCATCTCTTCTAAAATTTAAACCAAATGCATCACCAGCTCTTGCTCCCGGTGCAAAAATTCTTTTACCTGACATTGGACTTACAGGATTATAAAATCTACTTCCTTTAAACGTATCACCAAGCATGTTTGCTAAACCTGTTATACCTCGACCTATAAAACCACCACTTCCTATGAAGTCTAATACGTTGCCACCAGCTGTTTTAAGAATATCTAAAATGCCACGACTTTGTTCTTCAGGCATATCATAGAACTCATCGTAATCCATAAGATCATCTTCTTCCTCTTGTGGTATGTCAAAAGTTAAAACATCACCTTGTTGATCTCTAATGTTGTCTCTTAATATAGCAAGATTAGTTAGAGTTTCATTATCTAACTCCATAATACCTTTATTCATATCATCAAGAGCTTTACCGTAAGCATCTCCAAACATGAACATCTGACTATTTTTTTGCATTATGCTAATCCTCTATTTCGAAGTCTAATCATCTTCTCTTCTTCTGATAATAAAGCACCTTCAGCAGGTGTCAAGCCAGTTTGCATCGCATTTGGTGCCTGTACAACAACAGGATTAGGCTGTGGTTGCACTGGTAATGGTACTCTAGATTGTGGTTCTGGCCTTGGTAGATAGTCCTCTAGCTTAAAGTTCCATGGTTCACTTATGTTCTGCTCTTGAAAGTCTTGAAACATTTTGTTGATGATAGGTTCTGCTTTACTGTAGAAATCTTGACCTGTTTTTTGTTCTATTTCTAGTAAGGACTTACGTATATCTTTACTAGGAAAATACGGTTTAAATTTATTTTCTTTAATAAATTGAAGATCTTTTTTTCTATTTCTATCTATAAATGTTTTAGCTATATCATCGTCAGACATACCTAAAATTTCAGCGCTGTTAACTTTATTTTTCATAGTTTTAGTAGCATTGTATAATGCTCTGTTGGCTACAAAAAATCTTTCAACGACATCTTCTACAGATTTGTTTGGTCTAATTACACCTTCTTTACCACCTGTAAACTCTCTTCTCGATTCACGAATACCTTTGTTATATTCGTTAATAGAAAACTCAAGAGCATTTTCTGGTTTGATAGGTATTAATCTAAAACCAAATACACCTGCAAGAGATTTATCTATTTCTATTACGTCACCGTTTCTATCTGGTTTACCAGTTGCAGAATCAAAAACTCTTACAAATTGTTTGTATTGTGGTAATTGTGATTCGACCACGTGTTTTAACATTCTATCATATCTTTCATTTCTTGGTGTACTATCTGTATATAATGTAACACCATCTTTTGTTACACCACCTCTAGCTACAATGTCACCTATAGCTTCTGTAAAGATAGACTCACCTATAAATGGATTAGCTGTTTCTGCCATAGCGTTTACAAGGCCCTCGTAAAAACCTTTTGCTAATACTTCTTCGTTTTCAATACCTTGTTGAACTTGTTGTAGCACAGTCATGAAAGGTCTTGATACAGTATCATATACGTTGTTGTGACTCCAATCACTGTAGAATAATTCACCTGTGTCAGGATCTTTTACAAATATAAGTTGTGAATTTTTTGACCACGGTGCAACACCTAAGTCTCTCGCTGCTGTAGCCTCTTTTTCAGATACACCGAAGATTGCTTTTGATCCTTGCACGATACCGTATGGTATAACTGTAAATGCAGCAGCTGCACCTGCAGCTCTAGATAGACCAATACCTTTCATAGGATTTGTGCTTTTAAAATAATTTAAACTACCTGTTACAGGATCTCTTATGTCTTTTAATATTTGTTCAAAGATACCGCCACTAGTTCTAAATACTTCTGATGGCCAGGACATAAAATTACCGAAAGGTGTAACACGCATTGTTCTTACAAAGTCACCAACGTATGCATAGTTTGGTATTGTATTTCTTACAATGTCAGCAGCTTCTTCTTTTAAAGCACGAGAATCTAATTCAAAACCTTTGATACCAGCTTTTCTATAAGCATCAGCTCTTCTAAATTTTTCTGTCTCATACATTGTAACTTTCCAAAAATCATCTTCGGCTATGTATAAGTCCTGCATACCCTGACCAAATTTTCTAGCTTTTCTTAATGTGCCCTCACCTACTCGACCTAGAGCTCTAGCCATAGGTTTTAAGATAGAGTCAGTTGCAATGTTACCTGACTCAAATATTTTTGCATCACGCATAAGATTTTTAAGATCACCCATTCTTACGTTAGAATTTGTAACACCAAGCTCTAATAATTCTCTGTAATACTCCATAGCTTTTGGATCTCTTAATCCTAGGTTCAAACTTTTTCTTGCTTGGTTAAAACCTCTTATCATGTAGATAGGATTAGATAATGCACCGTTAGCCAATGCAAACGCAGAGGAAGATAAAAAATTTCTAAAGTGTGTAGGTATAGATAAAACTGTTTTTGCATATTGTGATACTGCTTTTGGTGTTAAGAATAAATTTCTGTATGCACCTGATGCTGTTCTAGCTGCAAAATTACCTCTTTCTCCTCTCATCCATTCAGATACTTTTGCTGCATTACTAAATGCTTCTGCTATCTCTTTGGATGTATGTTGACCTTGTAGTCTATTTATTAATACACCATCAGTAAAATATTCTTTTACATAGTCATCTATCTTTACAATTTCTGTATTTGGTAAAGCTTTTCTTGCATCTAAGGGGTTTGCAAAGAAAAAACCTCTTGAACCTGGAGGAGTTGCAAGTGTTGCTGCATCTTTTAATTTTTGATCTACATCTAATATTTCATCAAATAATTGATTCTTTCTAGCTATCTTTGATAGTCTATTTACACCCTCATAGATAGAATATCTTGCATCTTCTATTTCACCAAATAATTCTCTAAATACTTTACTACCTTTACCTATAACTTTTAATTCTTTTGAGCCATCTGGTAGTTCTTTTGTTAAAGTTTGTGCAAATGTTTTTATATTTGTAGGTGTATCTGCACCTTGTGTTAAATTATCAAACTCAAAAGAAGGTAGTTTTGTTTTAGGATTATATTGTCTTGCTTGTGATAAAACACTATTTACCATCTGTTCTGCTGTTTCATCTGTTATAGGGTTTTTATTTTTAGCTGCGTATCTTTTAAATAATTCTTTTGCATTATCTACAGCTTCTTCTGCTGGTTTATATCGTTGATAAAAACCAAAGTCTTGGTTTTGAAATATTCTATAAGTTGTGCCAATAAATTGTTTCATTCTATCACCCATCAACTCTTTTAAATTTGCTTGCAATTTTTTACCTGCAGCTCCTTTCATACCTACAGTGCCTTGCGCTGTAATATCTAAAAGAGTGCTAAATCTATCTCTAACTTTATTTGCTGCATTTACAATATTGTTTACATTCTCTGGTTTTGCACCTTGTTTTTTAGCTGATTTAGCAAAAGCATTTACAGCTCCAGATGGTATGCCTTTTTTCATATCACCTTCAAACATAAGATCATTTATTTCTTTAAAAAATTTACCTCTATTTTCATCGTTTGTTTTATTTAAAAAGTTTTTAAGAGTTGGAAACATTTGATTTACTTCTTTATCAATACGTTTTACCTGTTCCATGGCAAAGTTTGTATCTGCCATCTGTCTACCTTTTTCAGTTCTTTTAGCTAAGAATAATTCTTGTGGTTGTGCACCTCTTGGTCTAAATGCAGAACCTACTTTATCAAAAAATCTTTTTAATTTATCGTTACTAAACGCTAGCTCCTTGCCACGCTTTCCTAGCTCTCTTAATGCAACACCTGTACCAAATACTAATCCTGTAAGTGGTATAGACTCAGCACTAAATTTTAATCTGTTTAATATTTTTCTTCTTGCATCAGCTTGTGGGTCAGCTTGTACATCTCTATCTAATTCTGTTGGACCGGCCTCAAACACATCTCCGATAGTTCCAATATCCTCTACATCACCAACTAAAGTTTCGCCAGCTGCACCACCTAAAGCCACAGCAGCTATGTTTTGACCTGTAGTTAATTTAAGTTCTTTTGCTTTCTTTAAACCTTTTTGTACATTTTTTGCTTTTGGGTTTAAATACAATCCCGCTTTTCTAGCTTTTAAACCTTTCAAAGCTAATTTTCTTGCCGCAGTTGCAGCAGCTGTTGCTGGTACACCAATTTGTACTAATGCTTGTGTAATTTTACCTGCAGCTGTTTTTTCAGCTGTCTCTTCAAATATATTTACTTTATCAAATACTTGTTCTACTCGTGCTGCAGCATCTACAGTCATGCCTGTAGCATCCATAAGTTCTGCTCCTAATGAAAATATACCCTCAGGTACTTTGATAATACCAGATGCAATACCTGCCATGGCACCATGTATTTGACTTATCTCGTTATCATCGGCTGGTGGTGGTTGAAGTGTTTCAACTTCTTCTTCAATATTAAATTCCTCTGGAGTATCTATAGAAAACTCTGTGTCGTCTTGAGGAATTATAAATTCCCTATCATCCATATTATTCTCCTTCGTCAGGAGCTATTTTGCCTAGTGTATTCTGATCTGCTAATACTAACTTACCACCGTCTACAATGTAAAATAAGTTATTGTATGGATTGATAAAAACAGCTCCGTCTGGTTGTCCTTTTAATCTTGGTAGATCTGGTTTACTTTTATCATTGTCATCCATCTTTAAAATACCTTGATAAAATACACCAGTAGTTGTTCTTGCTTTGGCAACTTTAGGAGCTATGTTAACTGCTATTCTTCTAGCTTCATCTCCCACAACATCTTTACCTAAAGCGGACTGTACTTCTTTTGTAATCGCTGCAATAGTACCAGACTCAAACTGTTTGTTTTTTAATCTTGCGTCTATTGTTCTATCTGCAATATCTTTCTTAATACCTAATTCAAGACCTTTTAAAGCACCAGCTGTACCTAAAGTTTTACCTGCTTGTCTTTGTTTTAATGCTTGACTAACAGGCGCTTCAAAAGCAGAAGCTAAGTTTGCAAGTGTGCCACCCTTACCCGCTGTTGACATACCTCTTAATCCACCTTGAATTAAAACATTAGTTAATAAATCCCCACCAGATGGCTTACCTAAATTAGCAAGTCTCATAGCTGTTTCTGCATAACTTTTACCTGATGGTGTCAGTCCTGATGTTTCAAATATTTCTTTAATTTGTTCTTCTGTTGTACCTGTTCTGTAATTAGTTCTAGGTTGAGCTAACTCCATGATACCTTCGTTAACTTCTCCACCTTTTCTGAACATCGGTCTTTTTAATGTTATACTCATATTACCCCTTAAATAACCTATAGATACCAGCTAACGTAGCACCTGCACTTAGTCCTGTTTGTAAAGGACTTGGTGATGGCATTACTGTGCTTCTCTCTGCACCAGGATATCCTGATATCAAAGGCACAATACCAGAACCTAAAGTCTGAGCTGCTTCCAAAGGTTGGAAAGCTTGTCTTTGTGCAAGTTGTTGTTGCGCAGCTAACGTTGCTTGATCTCTTGCTTGTTGTTGACCACCTAATGTTGTTAAGCTTGCTATTTGTTGACCTAACAATGCAGGTGTTTGTTGCGCTAAATTTATATTTCGTAAGAAATCTTGTTGAGATAAATTTTGTGCTTGAGTAAATCCTTGTCCTAATAGTTGAGCTTGTAATGCTGCTCTGTTTCTAGCTTGACCTGTTAAATATTCTGCTTCTGCAATACCTTGTCTTCCACCACCAAATGCTCCTGCACCGATTGCTTGAGCTGATAGTGAAGGTAAACCAGCTTGTGTTTGTCTATCAAATTCTGCAAGTGTAGTATCGATAACATCTTGTTGAAACGGAGACATGTAAGCTTGATAAGATGTTGGTCCAGTTAATCCTTGTGCTGCTGTCAAGAATGGTTGGAAACCACCAAGACCAGAAGCTAAACCTTCTGCTTGTGTTGTTAATGCACCAGGACCAGCAACAAATTGTGGACCCATGACTTGTGATAAGTCTTGTGTTTTAAAACCACCAACTGCTTTTGTTAGATCATCTAAATATGTTTTCGCTGCTGCTTCTATAAACTCTGCAGGAGCTTGTCTTACTGTTTGAACTTCTGCCATTAAACTCTTCCTCCTCTTTCAAGGTTTTTCATCATGTTATACATACGTTGAGCACCTTTGTTTACATCTCCTTCACCCATGCCTCTTACAGCATCGGCCGTAAATACGAACTCGTTATTTGACAACATCGCTGGGATATCGTCCGCTTTTTCTTTTATACCAACTGGCTGTATAAATCCACCAGTTTTTCTAAGGTCTAGCTCCATAATACCCTCTGGATTCTGTCTCATGGGTAGTCCCTCGATACCCGCCGCTTGCATGGCATTATCGCTAGCCGTATCTCCACCCTCAGCATATCCTCCTCTGCCCTCGTTGTATTCTGCAACTTGAGAGTCTACAAACTTTTGCACAAGATCAGGTCTTTGTCTTAATTCTGGGTTTAGATTTGTATAATATTGAGTTAGATAAGTTTTTAAACTGTTGGTATCTCTAGTAATCTCTGCAACCTCTTCTTCACTTTTACCTGCAAACGCACCACCAAACAATGCTCCTGCAGCTCCTGCTGCAAGTGTTTTAGCAGTTGTGCCTGTTAAAAACTTTGGCACAGACATACTTCCTAGCTTACTACCTATCATAGGACCTAGTTTATAGCCCCCGTAAGCTAATAGAGCTGCTTTACCTATATCAGAAGATAGAATATCGCCTATACCACCTGCTACTTTTTTAACAGCTTTCTTGGCTCCTCTGGTAATTTTCTTTACTAGGCTGCCTAATCCATATAATTGTCTGTTCATCTGTCGTCTAGATATTGTCATAATTTAGCTAAATTGTTATTGGCAGGCTTACAGATCCTGTAATCTTTTATTTTATGTGATTTTTTTAGGTGGGTCAACAGCCTTTTCTCTAGCCTCAATAGCGTCTTTAGAAGCTTTAAGCTCATCAAAATATCTGCCACAATACTCATACTCTCCCGTATGTGAGATATGATCCATACAATATAGGTGTATTTTACCGCCCATAGCTGTCCATCTCTTACAAAATCCAAAGTCTTCACCATAATATTGTTTAGTTTTCAGATCATGTAAACACTCAAATAAATTATAAAAATTCTTTTTATAGTCCTCTACACCATTAACAAGAGTAGGTTGATGTATTTCCAACTCAGGATAATGTTTTATCATCTTTTCAAGAACCTCTCTTTTAATTAACATACATCCTGTTGGTGCATGAGTTACCTCTGCAACACCGTCTTCTACTACAACTTCGCTCATACCCTCTACTTTTATGGGATAATGAAAGCCTGCTTTAGCTATATCTTTTTCATCAGTAAGTTTTAATAAATCTGTTCTTCTTTTGATTTTACCCCAATCAATATATTTCATTGGGTATGGCACAGCTATAATGTCTTTATCTCTATCTAACATCTTAAATATACTTTCAGCTTGAAAGTCTATGTCTGAATCTATGAATAGTAAGTGTGTATATTTATTTGGTTCATTTAAAAACTCAGACACGATTAAGTTTCTGCCTTGTTGCACAAGAGATGACTTATATAAAGTAAAACTGACTAGTATATTTTTTTGTACACATTTTTGTTGAAATTTTAAAAGTGCTTGCGTGTAATGTATGGAGCACTCACTATGTACAGGTGTGCCCACCATGATTCTGTATTTTGGTAATCCAAGATTTACTTCTGATTGACCTGTTAGATCAAACGTTATGGGTTCATTATTTTTCATTTAATATTCCTTTCAATAAATGTGTCCAGGTTATGGCTATCTTTGGCCAACCATAATAGGTATTAGCATATTCTACTTGTCTATTCAAATGCTGTATAATTGCTGGTTGGTCTAATGTCTTCTTTGCAGCTTCAATACCTATCGCACATTTTCTGGCTAAGAAATGATAGTTCTTGCTATGTGTAAGATACATTGGGTATTCTGCCCCCGTTTCATACAAGGCCCCATAGTTTGATACAATACAATATAAACCTGCAGCCATGGCTTCTAACAGTGATATGCAAAACGTTTCTTCCCATATACTTGGATATACAAACATATTATAATTTTTAAGATGTCTTTTTATCCATTCATTACTTCTAAACCCAAGATAATTTACATTTGGTAATTTTTTTGCATGGTCGTATAGAGCTTGATATTGTTTATCATTGGCATCTGCAAAGTCTTTACCGTACACCTGACAATTAGAAAACACATCTAATTCTATCATAGGATCTTTTATTAATTCCATAGCACCAAGTAATACATTCAATCCTCTCCATGGTGTACAATGATGTATGATTCTACATTTTTGTCTTTTAGGTTTATATATTTCTTCTCTAGGTTTTATATTATCTATACCATTTTTTATAACTACACATTTTTCTGTAGGTAGATCAAAATACTTTGTAAAATTTTCATAATTCCAATGACTATTGAATACATACCAATCATATTTATTGTGATTTGTTTTATCCTTAAACCAAGGATGTATGTTTGGTTGATCCCAAGAATTTTTTTGCCATAGTATATTTGGTTTGTCTTTTGATAAAGGTATTTTCTCTGGCACAGATGTTGTTATCTGTACACGATCTAACAATTTGTTATCTACGTATTTATATAAATAAGCTAATTGTAATTCAGTTCCGCCCTGTGGACTATTTTTTTCCATCAAATATTTTTTGCAATGCATTCATACCTCTAGGAGATACATGTACTGTTGTATCCTGTCTAATATGATCCATTGTCGTAGGTGTATTTGGATCTGCAACATCCGCTTTCATTTCTTCTTCATCTTTATATACTTTACCAGTCCATGTGTTTTTACAAATGGTAACTGTAGTGCAGTGTATTTCTAATATATCTTTATCCATTTTCTTGCGATCTGTCTATTAAAGCATAACTTATCAGGCCTTGTATTTTACTACTTCCTGTAGCTGCTTGTACAGTTATAGCATCACCTGCTTCTAAATTCAAGCCTTGAGGTGAAGCATTTATTTGTGATTTAGCAGCAACATCATCTCTAAAAAATTCATACTCAGTGTTTGAATCAGATGAGTCAACAAAATTCATGTTTACTAAAATCGCTGATGACGCATCGTTGTTTGCACAATAGATAGTTTTAACTATAATCGTGCCATCAGCAGGACAAGTAAGCACTGTAGTTTTGCTTGTGTCTGTTTGTTTAAAACCTTGATTTTTATATTGTATAGTCATTAGTTCATAAAATAGTTGAAAGCATCTTGCTCGTTTTTTAATTCTGTTTGAAAAGCAAAGTTAAGTTGGTTCTTCATACTATCTAAAGACGCAACAATCTGTCTTTGGTTTTCTGCTTCGTATTGATCTTTTGGTTCTGGTATAAATATAGTTATCTTTGCCATTATCTTCTACCATCTGGTTGTGCATCGATTCTCAGAGTTCCATATCTCCAAGTCTCACCTGCAGCTTCATTTTCAATCTTAACAGCTATTAGTCTACCTCTAGCTCGTGTATCCACTTTGTCCGTTGTGGACGTAACAGTAAAAGGTCCAAGAGGAGAGCTTGACTTTGTGTTGTTTGGATAATCATTGATAAACAAGGTAACTTTAGAATTACCTGTCTGATATTTAAAATCAGGCACAAATCTTCTAATAGAAGAAAATATTTGACCATCATCAATATCTAAATCTCCTGATGTAATAAAAGCTTGTATTGCAGTTGTTGTGCCGTCTGCGACTTGATCAGTGCCATCTTCATGAGAGTAATATGTCGTTGCACCAAATCTGTTTGTGATACCTTGTATTGGAAAATTTGGTGTGCCTGTTACTGCGTATTCTGTTGCGTAAGGATTATCAAATACGTAAGCATCAACGTATGTTGTTCGAGCTAACGATCCTGTAGTCCATACACCTTCTGCATAGTTGTATGTAACGACTCTATCAATCTGTGTAGATCCAAACTTAGGATAGAACCACATAACTTCATCGTATAAAGAATTATATCCAGCAGCAATAGTTTGGTTAGATCCAAAGTTAATTCCAAGATTGTCACCATCTGTTGTAAATACAAAATCCTCTACTAAACAAGGTAAAGATTTTACTGTACCATCGTACACAAAGAAACCGCCTGCATCACCCATCCAGTAAGTAACACCATCAGCAAACACAACTGCGTTTTGCCCAATGCATCCACAACCTGTACCAACTTGTCTGACACTAAATGTAAAAGGTGGTCCAACAAATTGTATTACGTAAGCTGCTCTATCTGTAAGAACAAGTGTATAGTCTTTGGCATTTACAGCCGCTCGTATCTCGCTGCCCGCATCAAGTCTAAAAGTTCCGGCAGTATTTGTTGCGGTTGGTTCGTATGTATTTAAATCCTCTTGATTTGAAAATCTGATAAACATGGGATCTTGCGTGTTAGCGTTGCCAATCGTTGTTTCAGTTCCTAGATGAAACAAGTGTCTGTCTCTGTCAGATACAAGTGTCATGATAGAAGCTGTTGGATTGTTGGTAGTTGCAAAATTTGTTGTTGATGTTGAAGCTCTAATTGTTCTTGCGCCTACAGCGCCAGCGTTCCACGTAAATGTTTTACCATTGTGTATGGTTGCAACTAATACTTCACCAAAGTTATCAAGTGACCAGATACCTGGATCTAACGTTACTTCAGATATAGTTCTTGCTGTGCCCCACGTAGAATCACCCCAAAGGTATGTGCCCCAACCGTAACCAGTTGTTTGAAAAGTTGGTCCAACAATTTCGTATGGATCAATAGTTGCAGAACCTGCTGCTGTCATACCAGTGCCGCCTTCGTTAACTGACATTTGTATTGTGAATGAGTTTGTAGCCACAGTTAAAACTTCGTAGGTCTTCTCTGTAAAATCTGTTGTTGCGTATCCTGTAACTCCACCACCAGGTAAACTTACTGAAGAGAAGGTTACGTATCTGCCTACAGCTAAACCATGAGAGGCTTTATTAACGGTGACTGTGTTTTGATTTTGTACACTTGTAAACGTAGCTCCTGATATAGCAGTCGCTAAAGGTGAAATATCATAGAAGTCTTCACCATAGTAAAGGAACAAACCTTGAGACGTACCTATGGCTGTATACTTTTCTCCAGCCAAAGAGGTAAAAGCATGTTGTGCTCTGGCAACACCAGGTAGCTCTTTTTGAGCCACAGTAAGTTGTTTCCAGCCACCTATCTTTTCTGGTAGTCCAGTTCTAAATCTGACATTGTCACCATCTATCCACTGACCTTCAGCTCCTGATGCTGTAGCCTGTTTATTAAATCCTGGTGCAAACTGTAATTTCTTTAACGGCATAACTTGATTATATATTAATAATTAGTATAGTACACATCAAATATGAAAGAAAATAATACCCTAAAGTCAGAGTTTGTTAAATTCTTTAATAAGACGCCTCTACCGAGAGATATAGTCCATTTTCAAAATGTTGTCGACTATAAATCGCCCTTCTATTTTGACGATTTTTTTCAGCTCTTAGATCTGTCTCATTTTAGATCAGAGATAAAACACAATCCTGATGTTGGTGTAAATCACGCTGATGTTTTTTCTCACGTGTTTGAAACTTTCGACGTAAGAAGACATCCTAAAATTAGACCTTTACACGAACAACTTGCTAACGTGTTTGCTAAAAATCTAAACGATAAAAATTTTAGACCTGATATTTTTACATCGTTTAAAAGTAGCATGGGTAATCCACACTCAGATAATGAAGATGTTTGTATTATAGGTTTATGTGGATCTACGTATTACTCTTTTCCTAGTTTACAGAGAGTATACGAGGTATCGGAGGGCGGTGCTATTTATATACCAAAAGGAACACCTCACGCTGCACATTCTTTTACTAGACGAATGGTTGTTTCATGGAGTAGGTTTTTATGATCGTAAAAGAAGCTGTATTAAAATTAGGAGATCTTCAAACATTACATGATACTATGATGTCTGAAAAATTTCCATGGTTCTATCACCCACATCAAGCTAGTGTAAAAGATAGTTCTTATTTTTATCATCCTTTTTATTGGAGCCATAATATACAGTCGGATTACTTTAATTTGGTAGCTCCTATAGTAGAATATTTAAAACCCATAGCGATAATAAATATTAGAGCTAACCTTATAATTAATAAAGGTAAAGAAATAAAATCATCTTGGCATGTTGATCAATACAACGATCCTAAGCTACAACATAAGACTGCTATATTTTATGTAAATTCTAATAATGGATATTCAGAGTTTCAGATAGGAAGAAAAAGAAAAGTGGTTAAATCAAGATCAAATCACATTGTCATGTTTGATTCAGCGATTAAACACAGAGCTGTATCTCAAACTAATTCAGATAGAAGAATAGTTATTAATTTAAATTATTACTAATGTACTTTCCCATTTATACCATACCTAATTTTTATGACGATCCTGATGAAATTATAAAACAAGCTAATACCTATGATTATACTCAAGAAGCTACTGATGGCATTGGTGTAAGAACTAAGTCACTTCACAACTTTGACTATCCTTTGTTTCATTTATCAAACGATAAAATACTTAGAACTATATTTGGAGCAGTGCATAAATGCACATACATAGCTGAAAACGTATTCTGTAAAATAAAAAATGTTAAAGAAAAAAGTGGCAACATACATTGTGATGAGGACACTTTACTAACTATTATCATTTATTTATCTAGAGATTTAAAAAATAGTGGCACTAATGTTTATGATAATAAACTTAACAGATCTCTGTTAGCTACATCAAATGGTGATTTTAATACAGCATTCTGTTTTGATGGTTGTTTTCCACATCAAGCGCTGCATGATTTAAAAGAAAATCAAGAACGATTGACACAGGCTATCTTTTTCACTAAGATGGATGCACCATTTTTTCCGATGGCAGAATTGAATAGAGGTAGCAAATGATACAGATAGCAGAATTATTTACAGTTCCAACTTTAAATACTAAAGTTCCTAATGATCTTAAACGACTTAAGAAGTTGTGTTTAAATTTATCTAAGAAAAAAGTTTCAGTAATTAAATCTAATGCAGGTGGATATCAAAGTCCTAATTTACTAGATAAACCTGATAAGGTTATAAGTGAATTTACTAAAAGTTTAGAAACACCTATGCGAGTTTTTTCTTCTTCTTTAAGAATTAAAAAAGATATTAGAATGTCAAATCTATGGGTTAATGTAAATAAACCTGGTTGTAGTAATAAATCTCACATGCACCCTCAAGCTATTATCTCAGGAGTTTACTATGTATCAACACCTAAAGACTCAGGAGATTTAATATTTGAAAATCCGATAGGTGATTTGATGAGTAGCTATTTACCAAAAACACATGTCAATTCTTATGACAGATATAATTCGTCTGCATGGCACGTTAGTCCAAAGGATGGTTTTTTAGTTTTATTTCCATCTTGGTTAAGACATTCTGTAGATGTTAATAATTCAAAAGAAGATAGAGTCTCTATCTCTTTTAATTACTCATTCTGAAAATATTTGAAGACTTAATCTATGTGGGCCATGCGAAGCTAAAGCTGATACTGCATGATCAGTATGATCAGTGTTAACAACGCAAGTATTATACTCAGGAACATAAAATTTATTTTGTCCTTTTTCTCTATATAAAAATAAACCTCCGTCGTTTCTGTCCCATTCTTTGTTTAGATATATACTTGCACCCATTTGCCATTTAGCATCATTGTGCCAACCAATGTGACTCAAAGGTGGCCATATATAAAACATACAATGGTGTTTATATTTTTTGTAAGACTTATTTAGTTTTACAAAATTATCAATAACTCTTTCAGACATAAAGATAGGAAGATCTGTAACTTGTAAAGCTGTTGGATTTTTAGCTTTTAAATTTTCTTTCCAATATATTGTTGAACGCCAAACATTTTTGTAAGCATTATTATCTAAATAAGTAAATACCTCTTGAATTAAGTCTTCCGGTAAAACATTCTTATATATCTTTATTCCCATATTAAAACACCCAACTTACAAATGAATATCTAAAACCTTTTGTAACAGGTTTTATCTCGTGAGGAAATAGAAAATTTGATGGGTGAATAAGCACCTGACCTGGTTCTAATTTTATTTTTTCATTTTCAAACATCATAATCTCTCCACCTTTAAAGTCATCATTTAATAATCCTAAACAACTTAAAATAGGAACACCTGTAGGTCCAGAATTATGAAAACCATGTATGTGATCACAATGTATTTTCATTTTTGTATTAGTTGTATATTTGTTAAATTTTAAATTAGTGTAACCGTTCCATGCGTCGTACCAAGGAAGATCAATATATTTCATATACTGTAATATTTTTGGATGTAGTTTATTCATAATCGATTCATGTGAGGGTATAAGTTCAGATGTTGTCTCAGGTTCTTGACTACCGTTATCGCTAGTAATACCAGCCCTAGGGCTGTTCCAATAATGCTCATGCCATTTAGCATCTTTTAATTCTTCTACCACTGCCTTACATTCTTTTTTAGTAAGTAGCTTAGTTTTTAATATGTAACGATTTAAATTTTTATCCATTCTATAAATAATTTATGTTTAATATTATCCTGTAATTTTCATCGGTGCAAGAGGATCCTGCATGTTCAAGAGAACTATTAAAGATAGCTATTCTGTTTGCTTTACTTTCAATATCCTTACCATCTTTTATTCTTGTATATCCATTGTTTGTATTAATATAATACACTGCTGTTTTACAAGCTATGTTAACATCTTGATGAAAAGCATAATTAATAATCTTAGATGTTTTGGAAGTGTAATTTAATTTAACTCTGAATAATCTTTTAGCATTTAATTTTTTGAATATAGGATCTAAATATTTTATGTAATCAGAAGTGACTGCACTATTGTAAACAAAGGTGTGTACAAATTGAGGATGATTATCTTCAACTTTGCTAGCAGAAAAATACCAAGGAAAGCCTTGATCTAACACAGCACTAGATAAATTATTGTAGTCTGCTTGATCTAAAAGATTATCTATAACATCAACGTGTTTGCTTATCTTAAATTTTTTATTTATTTCTTTATACTTTTCTACATATCTATTTAATAAATCGTCATGACCTTGAGATTGGTCTAATAAATTTACATAACAAATTAAAAATAAATCTTTGTATTTGTTAGCATGTTTTAAAAAATATTCATCTCTATTGTCAGTGTTATTAAATTTATGAACTAAGGCTTCTGCTTTCACGCCAATTGTCTTTTTAATAAAACTTCTCTTAACAGCAAACTGTGGTTTAAAATATTGATTGCCATAGATAGAATGATACAGACCAGCTAAACAAACATATTTAGGGCAGTTCATGTGTTGTAACAATAAATAAAGATTATAACTATGTTCAAACAAATTACTGTGAGAATGTTTAATACCAATAGTTTTTACTTTTATATAATTTATTGGGTCCATTTAAAATCTAGGTTTCCTGATATGGTTACTTGATCTGAATTTTTATTTACCATATGCTCAACATAAGAAGGAAAGATAATAATTTGTCCTGTTTTAAGTTGAGGTGTAAAGTTCCTATAAACATAATCTGCGCCTATAGCGTCGATTAAATATTTAGCAGGATTGAAAAAAACAGTATTTACCTTATTTACTTTCTCGTAAATAATAAAAGAAAACTTTGAGTTACAATGAATATGAGGTTCTTGAAAATCATTGTTTTGATATTTGTTTCTCCATATATTTAAAAGATCTAATTTAAAATGTTTGTATTGTTCGTGCATTAAATTACCAATAACATTTAAAATATATTTAGCACTTTCAGGATCTAACTCATTTTTACTATCTATAGACGTAGGAGTGTTTGATAAAAACGCAGTGGTAATTTCTGATTTTAATTTTATCTTTTTTAAATCAACGTTACCAATAAATACTGTTACAGGAAATAAATCTAGCTTCATGTTTTCGGTAACTCTATGGTCCAATCTATGTTGGATTTTAATTCTTCTACTGTCACTTGTTTAAGTTGTTTTACTTTCATATATTTTATTAACTCTTTCGTATCTATTAATAACCAAGAAGACTCATCTTCAAACAAAACTTTATCAGCTTTTGATTTCTCTGATATAATCTTTCCTGCTCCTTTGTCTTTATAATCTTTTAAAAAACGAATGTCAAATTTTAAGTTTTCGTTAGACCTATTCTTAATAATACCTGATACTTGCCAGTCTGAGTTATTAAGATTCCATACTGTACTGTCTAAGTATTCTTTCGCAAACTTTATATTCACATTGACTTTATAAAGTATTTATTATAGTTATCCAATAGATAGAAATAAAGACATGGCGCACACAAGACCCGATTATTGGTATTTCAAAAACGTTTTTACAAAAAACGAAGTTAAAGAAATAGATAGTTTTGCACGTAAAAATTTTGATGGTGATGAACCAGAACAACACGCAGCTAAAGATCATGACAACAATAAAATTAAAAATGTGGATACTAAATTAATTTATTGGGGCAAGATAAAACATTTATTAGGTGATTTAGAAAATCTAATTATACACACCAATGATAATCATTTTGGTTATGATATATATCCATTAAGAGATAAAGATTTTATTAATTACAATTTATATTCTTCAAAGACTAAAGGTAATTATGGATGGCACATAGATCAAACTACTAAACAATACAAAGACATGAAGTTAACTTGTTTAATTAATATTTCTACTAAACCATACAAAGGTGGTGCTTTTCATGTTTTTAATTCGGGTCCGTACATTGTAAATGAGTTTACTCAAGCGGGAGACGTTCTTGTATTTAGATCTTACCTTAATCACATGGTTATGCCTGTAGAATCAGGAGAAAGAAAAACACTAGCTTTGTTTATGGAAGGACCATTAATGAGATGATTGTAGAAGAATATAAAAATTTTTTAGATAAAGATTTTATAAATTATTTAACTAATCATTACTTAATTAATACTCAACATCAATATGGTCATGCGTCTAGACCTGGTATAACCAAAGGCACATTTTTTTATACAGAGGTTCATAATGATGGAGTTACTAATTTTGTAACTTATAAAATTATTGAAAAATTTAAAGTAAATCAATTTAGAAGAATATACATAAATATGCAGTTTAACGGTATGGATGGTGGATGGCATAAGGATGATGGTGATAGAACTTATATGTTGATGGTTACACCAACTTTAAAAAAAGACTCAGGGTTGTTTGAAATAAAAGACAACAATAATAAGGTGCACAAAATAACGTTTGAACAAAATAAACTCGTTGTCTTTAATGCTAAATTGTGGCATCGTGGGCTAGCTCCAAAAGAGAAAGGAGTGCCTAGAATAACTCTAGCTTATAAAGGAATACAAAATGAAATATGATGAAATAATAAAAATGAATACAACGGCATGGCCGTTTCATTTAGATCAAATGCCTCCGTATGCGTGGGTAAGAAATTTTTTAACACCTAAGCAATGTGATGACATAGTTAAATACGGTAAAAGTTTATTTACAACTAAAGGTAAGATAGGTGGCACAAACCCAGAAGAAACTGCTGAAATAAAAGGTGCAAGAGATAGTTCTATATCTTGGATTAAACCTGTTAACGATTATGTTTGGTTATATAGAAAAATCGTTGACGCCATGGTTATGCTAAATCACGAACATTATAAATTTGATATGTGGGGATTAGCTGAGTCTTTGCAATTTACATCTTACGGACCAAAACAACATTACTTTGCTCACACCGATAGAGGCACGGGTGTAATGGTAAGAAAGTTATCTTGCACAATACAATTAACAGATCCTAAAAAATATAAAGGTGGAGATCTTATAATTTATGAATCTAGAAACGGAACTAAAATAGAAAGAGAACAAGGTTTATTAGTTGTCTTTCCTAGTTTTATGTTGCATGAAGTTACACCTGTCAAAAAAGGTGAAAGAAACTCTTTAGTCTGTTGGGCTTCTGGTGCTGCTTTTAAATAATTATTCTGATCTTACGACCCAACCATTACCTGTAGATTGGTATTGGTCTTCATTCCAATCGTATTGTTGTCCGTCATCAGGCACAGCTTGTGGTGGTCTGTAGTCCCAGTGTTCGTCACTCCATACGAAGGAGTCTAAATATTTTTTTGGTTTGAACCAATCATTATCAGGATCATACTCAAATCCTACTTCAGCAAAAGTTTTTCTGAATAATTTAGATTGATCTTCATGAGGAACGTTCGTTCCGTCTTTGTAATAAACACCTCTATTAGAATTATAAGAAGTTTTTAACCAAGTTCCGTCAGGATCATTTTGATGGTTTTTGACCCAAGCAACTCCTACTGCTTCTGATTCTTGGCCGTTCTCATCTAGTTCACAACTATTATGAACTACTATGCATTCAGTAACCACGTTATCAACTATTTTTACGTAATGTGCCATGATTAACCTCCTAACGTCCCTGATGCTGTAAATGTTAAAACTTTATCAGTGCCGTCCGATGCTTCTTGTGGAGATCCTGTAGTTGTCCCTGAAAAACTTTTTAGAGGCATTCTTAAAATAACTACACCTGAACCTGGACTTCCTGGTGCTCTATCTTGACCTGGAACTAATCCGCCAGCCCCTGATCCGCCACCTGTGTTAGCAGTTCCTGGTTGACCCGTTTGGTTTCCTTGGCCGCCGTTTCCGCCGCCGCCCGACCCCCCGGTTCCCCCGGCCGTAGCTCCGCCGCCAGCTCTCGCAACTGAAGATCCAGTAATTGTAGAAGAAACACCGTTTCCTCCCCCTGATCCGCCCCCGACTTGGCCAGCCCCGCCGCCGCCTCGAGACCCGCCTGCATAACCTTCGTTTGCAGTTCCTGGAGAAGGTGATCGACCTTGGTTATTTCCACCGCCGCCTGATCCACCGGATGTAGAAGGGTCATAAGGACCTGCTCCTTTTCCGCCTCTTGTCGTTGACACGTCTGTAATATCAGATCCTGCAAGAGAACTATCTTGCGATCCGCCACCGACAGTAATTGTGTAAGTTGTACCTGGGTTAAAAGTTTTTTGGGCTTCGACTGATCCGCCACCGCCTGAAACTGAGTCTGAAGGATAAGCAGATCTATATCCGCCTGCTCCGCCACCACCAGATTCTTGAGCTTGACCGGAATACCAACCTGGGCCACCACCAGCTATTACTAAGTAACTAGCTGAATAAGGGGCTCTTGGTGCTGCTCCTCCGATTCCTCCAAGTCCTGATGCTGATCCTGCACCTTTTGATCCAATTATTGGCATGATCTTTCTCCTCCCAATCTATTATGCAAACTGTGTTTGACCTGCAAATGCTGTAAACGCAGCGTCACCAGTTTTTATAATTGTATATGTATAAATATCAACAGAGTTAGCATTTCCTGAAGAAGGGGCTGTACCGCCTGACCATTCTGGAGTTACTGAACTTCCATCGATTGTAACTGCATTATTGTAATAAGGTGTACCAGTGTTTGTTGTTAAGAAAGCAACAGTGATTGACTCACCTGTATCCATAATATTGTTTAAAGAGTTTGAACCATCACCTCTGAAGTTCACTGTGAAGTTACCAGCTGACGCTGATGTGTGATAAAGAACAGCTTGTGTGATTACGTCAAAGTTAACTGTACCAGTTGTGCCTGTTGCAGCGATAGTTACCTTCTCTGCTAATTGTTGAATTTTACCTGCACCTAAAGTTACTCTTCCAAGTCCTTTTGGATTGATGTTTAGGTCAAGGTTTGTATCACCACCAGTTGCAGCTAATGTTGGTCCGTTACCTGTAGCTGCGTTAGTTACAGATATTTCGTTTACCGCTGAACTAGTTTTTACAAATTTGATGTATTCATTGTTTGAGTCATCTTCTAATGCTCCACCGTTATCAATAATAACGTCATTACCATTTGTATCTAGTACGCCTGATAATTGTGGTGTGATGTCAGATGATAAATCTGTGAAAGCAGTATCAACAACATTAGTTCCATCTGAGAAAACCATTTTTGTAGTTTTGTCAGTTGTCGCCCAAGTTACTCCAGTTCCTGAAGATGTTTTGAACGTCACTGTGTAAGCACCAGATGTGCCGTTTGCTACAATGAAAGTTTTTTCAATTGAATCAGGAATCGTTACGTTAACGTTAGTTGATAAAGTTCCTGTTAATTTGATTACTGCGTTTTTACCGTTTGATACGGCACCGTTAGAAAAAGTAAGTGCTCTGCTAGCGTTCGTTAAATTGAACGTATCAAAACCACCGATTGCTTGTTCTACGATTAATAAGTTTGTGTTAGTTATTTGACCCCATGTTCCTGAGTTTTCCCCAGTAGCTTGAACAGTCAATTTTAAACTTGCTGATGTCGAGTTTGCCATAATTTTTATATCCTCTTATATGTTTTTTTTATTAAAATTTATATGGGCTGTCAAACACTAAATTTAATTAAATTTTGTTGTTTTAAGCTGCGGTGTCAACCTCTTTCCATGTAGGGGCTGTGCCGGTATCTACTTCATTCCAGATCAAATTATATACGGTTCCTACGTTAGCTGTCAAGCCTATTCCTGTAGGTATTACAATACCATCTCCAGTAACGGCTTCTTCACCCTCATTCATAGTCATGCCAATACCAGTTAACATGACGTCTGGAGAAGGATCTGCTTGGCCTAAATTAGCCGTCATAGCTTGGCCTGTTATGTTTATAGTATTATCAGGAGTACCCCAGTTTCCTTCACCCCAACCATATCTGCCCCAACCTCTGTTAATTTCTTCAGTTGTTGTTACATTTCCAATAGTTGCTGACATACCGATTCCGGTAGCTGAAGCTGTTACAAATGTAGTATTTTCGCCCCACGGCTGTTGACCCCATGCGGCTCTACCCCAACCAACATTTACTTCTGTTGTAATAGTTGGTGATGCAAGAGTTGCAGACATTTGAATACCTGTAGCAACAGGAGCTTCATTTGCTTCGCCCCAAACTTGATCGCCCCAGGCAGCTCTACCCCAACCAACATTAATTTCATTTGATATAGTTACACTGCCAATAGAAGCAGACATTTCTATTCCAGTTAATGTTGCAATAGGAACAAAAGCGTTATCATTCCAAGGTCCATTACCCCATTCTATTCTACCCCAACCAACGTTAACTACTGCTGTGATAGTTGGTGAAGCGAGTGTTGCAGACATTCCTATTCCAGTAATTGCTGCAGCTTCGTCTGTGTCACCCCAAACTTGGTCACCCCAAGCAGCTCTAGACCAACCAGAATTTACTTCTGCAGTTGTTGTTTCGTCACCTAAAGCCATGGTCATAGGTAAAGCTGTTACAGCAACATTTACTTCTGTTTCGTTAACACCCCAACCTTCATTGCCCCATTCAGCTCTGCCCCAACCAGAATTAATTTGTCCAGTTATAGTTACAGATCCTGTTGTCATTGAAGCCTGGATACCTGTTGGATTTGCTGTTCCAAAAGTTCCCCACGATGCTTCGTTCCAACCGAATCTACCCCAACCAGTATTTATTTGACTATCGATTGTTACACTTCCAAGTGTAGCTGACATTGCAATACCTGTGAACGCGCCGCCAGAATCTGTTACGTCACCCCATTCACCATTGCCCCAGTTAGTTGTACCCCAACCTTCTCGTAAAAATGCCTCTGCATTTCCTTGAGCAATAGTCATTGGTTGACCTGATAAATTTACTTGTGTGTTTTCTTGATCGTTCCAGTTACCAACACTCCAACCACCTGCACCCCAAGCATCAACTTGAATATCCATGACACCGCCCATGCCTGAGCCGTGTATGTAACAAAAATAGAAAAAGTCTGAAGATTGAGTAACATTAATTGAAACTTGACGATTTGTTGCCGCATTAAAAGTTATTGTATTCGTATAATCAGCTTGAGATACAGTGACCCCATCTAATTTATAAACAACACCAGATGAAATTATTTGTGATGTTGATGTAGTTGTAGAAAAAATTAAAGGGTGATTATTATTTGTAGAATCGTTCTGTTGAAATTTGTAAGTTAGTCCACCAACAACTTCAAGATTTAAATCACGAACGCCATCTAAATAATAAACATTTCCTGTTCCACCGCCATATCTTGCTCCAGTGGCCACTGTAGTTACGTAGCTTGTGCTAGCAGCTTCTTCCATAATTCCACCCATGCCGATTCCATGAATCCAACATGCGTAGAAAAGATTAGATGATCGAGTGTAAGAAGATAAATCTATTTCAACATATCTTGTTGTTGCTGCATTAAAAGTTGTTGTGTTGGTGTAATTAGTTTCATTGCTGGCACCATCAAGGTAATAAGTTACACCAGTGGAGCTTACATTTGATTGTGGACTAGAAGCTTGTGTTGCAAAAAATAAAGGATGGTTATCGTTTGTTCCATCACTTTGATCAAACCTAATAGTTTGACCAGAAGTCCATTCGATTGTTCCTGGTCCAACAGAATTTCTTACGCCATCTAAATAATAGACGTTACCCGTTCCACCTCCGTAAAGGTTTCCCGATGCGACCGTTACTGCATAAATTTTATCCGCCATAGGAGGTTTCTCCTATTATCCGGATATTCTTAATATCGCCGCTGTTGATGTTGCTGCTGGAAACTGAATCGTAAAAGTTCCTGATGTCGCTGTCTTATCACTTCCAAAGTTCAATACCGCTACAGCTTTGTTAGAGAAAGATGTATTATAAATTAATGCACCTCTCGCTGTCAAAGTTACGCCAGTGAAAGATCTATCTGCAAAGTCTACTCTAGCTACACCTGCTGTCATAGAAGTTCCAGCGTTAACTAGTTTTCCTCCGCCTTGTGTGTACTGTCCAGAGTTGGAAACTTGGTTACCAGTACTGTCACCTGGATAGACAGTTGTTGCTGAGCTCAAAGTTGCAGAAGAAGTGTAAAGAGCAATCTTAAACACGTCTCCACCAGATTGTGAAAAATCGTGATCGCCATCAAAAAGTTCTTTCTTGAAACTGTTTGCTATCGCTTGTGTAATTGCCATGTTTTATCTCCTTATCCTTGTTTTGGTAAACGAGGTGCGCTTTCGATAAACTCATCTCGTCTTCTTCTTCCCATTTGTTCTACTGCGAACCCTTCAATCGCTTTATTATACTTTTGTTCGTATAATTGCAAGAGATCTTGTGGCCCCTTTAGAAAACTAAAAGCCTCAACTAGGCATGCATACAAAAGTCCGTTGGGAAACTGCAGACTAAGATATGTAGTAGTATTTGTAGACGATAATCCTGAAGGTTTCAAGATATAATTTAATTGAATTGTATAAGCTGCATCTGCTACTGGAGCAAAAACTAACGTGTCTTGATCCCAATAACTAAAATATTTTGGTGTTCCCTGGGCGTCTGTAGGGTTGAATTCTGCCATAAAATTGGTGTCTCTATACTCAATAATTCGTCTATCTGTGGCAGGAGAGCTTGATAAATCTTTATCTACTATTTGAGCAGATCTCACTACCAATAGATCAGCAGGTGTATCTATAAATCTTTGTCCTGCTACCATCGTTGCTGTTACATATCTTCTGTTATTATCAGAATCTACTTCTCTTAAAATTCTAAACTCAGCATCTTCAATAAAACCGTTTATGATAGTATCGGTCAATACTGTTGATCCAACTTCTGTATAATCTCTAATTTTTTGTACTAATTCTGCATATGTCATTCAGTTACTCCATTATCTATCGGTCCCGCCGATACGAAAGAACCACCACCTGTTGTCGTGCTTGTAGCTGCTGACAGAGCCGTAAACTTGTAACTATCATTCACTGTCAACGTAGCTGGCATTCCATTTGGGTTCTTCACTGTACTTGATATCATAGTTATTGAGAAAGCGCCAAGGACTTTTGCACCTAAAGAATGTGAGCTGGCTGTTGTGTTCACAGGAGCATCACCCCTAGTTTTAGCGTTTGTTCCTCTAGTGCATCCTGTAAAAGTATTTCCTGTATTTCCCGTGTATTGAACAACTTCGTTTTCATACAGTTTGGTATCACTATTTATTTTTTCTATTATAATAAATCCAGCAGCAGGAAACTGCGAAGAATCATTTACTAATATTGTATCTGTCGTATCATTGATAGCGGCGGCTAAAGTTGTTTCAGGTTGTAAAGTAGATATAGACACACCACCAACAGGTTCTTTAACATCATAAAATCTTACAATATCTCCTGTTTGTCTGGCACTGTTTGGTTCTGAAACAGTTATAACCGTTGATGTGTTAATTGTTGAAAAAGGATTATCAGGTAAAAAATCAGTTGTAGGTAATTGTAATTTTGCAGGTCTTGCATTTGGTAAACCTTGTGGATCTGCACCGTGTGGTTTTGGTTCTAATTGTGGTTGCTTCGGTTCAAATTCTGATATGTGAACTCTAGAACCATTCCATTCTCTAACCATTTCTTTGTATGGAAATTCCATACCAGAACGATCTGATATAAATTTTGCATATTTACCTTTTGAAAAATTAGACACTTGGATAATACGTTTTCGGGGTTATGAAAGAGCTAGTAGATGAACCGTCTTCTTCTAGAGCTCTATTTAACTCGTCTTCGTAGTAGAGTTTCATCTCTTGGCATCTTTGCGGTTGATATTTTTGACATAAGTAAAAGGCTAAACCTGATACCATACAAGGCACAAACCTATATGGAACGTCTGTAGCGTTTGTGTAAACACCAGCATCTTGTATTCTTTTTACATAATAATAATTTAAAAACTTACCAGCCTCTGATGCGCCGGGTGTTAAATATAAAGTTATAGTTACTTTATCAATAAATCTTTGCACATAATATTGTGAAGGTGTGCCTGTTGCAGTCTTATTTGATAATCCTTGATATGTAGATCTATTTATTTTTGTAAGTGGAGTGTCTACGTTATTGTTTCTGTAAACAGCTTCTAATATATCATCAACACCATACACTGCTGTTGCATCAGAAGTTCCGTCATCTGTTGATCTAAACATTGTGTAAACAGCTTGACCATTTACTAATGTAATATTGTTATTTGCTATCTCCCAATAGTGTAAACCTCTATTAGCCCACTCTTGAAACATAATATTTAGAGATCTTCTGGCTGTTTTTAAGTGTCCACCATTTAAGGTAAACATACCTAAACGATCAAAAGACTCATCAATTATCTCGTCGATAGAAAATGTTTTGTCGAACGTTGTAGTTCCTGAAGTCGTATTAGCCATTTAATCTCCTTACTTATCTATAATAACAGTCACAGTAGCTTTTGTAAGAGTTGAAACAGTCATTCCACCTTCAAATACAATTCCGTCTTCTGCTAGATTATAAGCAAACACGTCTCCATTAGGCACATCAACTTGAAACTGTGTTACTGAGTTTCCGTCTTGTAATATAACTGTGCCTGCTCCTGTACCATCTGAAGCAAGAATAATTCCTCTTAATCTAGTTCTTCCTCCAAAGACTGAACCTGTAGAATCTTTTCTAACTGATTTTACATCTGATTTCATTTTATCTCCTTATTGGCCTTGGTGGGTATTGAGATCAAAAAAGTCCCAAGTTTTCCCACCAAGATAATTAATTATGCTAAGTTATTATTTTGTATGTACAAAACAGTAACTGTAGCAGCACCTGTAGTACCGTTACCGTTAGCGGCTGTATACACAGCGTTAACAGTTTGATCAGATGAACCTACGTCCGTACCGTCAGCACCGATTGTGCCTCTAGTCGTTCCCGTAGCTTTTACGTTAGTAGCTGGTAAATATTCATCGTCGTCACCTGAGTAACCGACTTTAACAGTAGCTGCGCCACCGTCATTACTTACAGTTGTAACGTTTAATATTACATCAACGATCTGTGAGTTTGCAGGAATAATTCCTACCGCTGTTGTATTAGTTGCGCCGATAATATCGATCACAGCTGATTGAGCCATCAATACAGAACCTAAGTTTGCAGTAGCTCCTTCTCTTTTATCTCCGGCTTTTATTGGTCCGGAAAATGTAGTTGTTGCCATAATTGTATCCTCCTAGTTACCGAACGTAGTCTCTAGGCCGTCGACTATACTCGTCTACGTTCTAATTAATTGTATAGTAAGGATTTTATATATCAGATTTTTATGAAGTGCAAGAGAGCCTGTAGTGAAGTTACGTATTTCAACGATGTAGCTTTTGTTTACGTAGCTACTGAAACGCTGGGTGCAGCATCTTCAATCTTATTAGCAAGCATTGCTAACTTAGCTTCTTCTTGCTTAATTTGATTAACAACCTCTCTTATTTTGCTGTCAATCCGGACCATATCCAAAGTATATCTCTGGTTATCCCGTTGCTGTACCGCCCACTCTGTTTCCAGACCCCTCTTCTTTTTGTAAAGGTCCCTTATGTGCGTTTGCATTTATAACCTCCTCATAGGTTATCCATATTTTGGACTTATTACTAAATCCATCTTTTTCCCATGTTATAGCATTTTCTCCTAGTTTGTCAACTAGTGCGTTTTCAAAGGCTTTGCTATTATCCTCAGACTGAAGATTAAAATTAGCATAATAGCCATATGCTCTGATCTGTACACGGAAGTTTTTCATGGTTGCCTTTCTACTTTATCATAAAAAAAGGGGGCCTTCAACGGCCCCCTTCTTAATTAATTATGTAAGGTATTACACACCTGGTGAGCCGAACATACCTCTAGGGTCTGAGAATCCAAAAGAATATCTCTCTCTAGCTTTGTATCTTACGTTACCAGTATCGAAGTCACCTTCCATAGCTGTTTTGATCGGTGCTCTGACAAACATTTTCATACCGTTAGGTACATCAGTTTTGATAAAGAACGCATCATCATCAGATAGGAAGTTGTTAACCACATAACCTTGTGGAATCATTCCCATTGATGCGATTGCATTAATATCATTGTCAGCTGTCGCCGTTCTACCTGCAGACTTCATCAGTCTTTCAGCAGTAAATTGTAGCGCAGATGGAATAATCATTTTTACTCCTCTAGCTGCAATTTTTAGACCTCTCTCGTCTGTAAACGCATTGATGTCAATCAAAGATTGCTCCAATGACGTCTCGTTTAAGTCAGCAGATGTTGCTAACTCGTTTGAGAAAGTTCCAGCTATCGTTGGGTGGTCAGTAGCTAAAAGCTCCTTACCATCACCACCAGCAAAGTTAGGGTCAAACGCATTGTTTAATACGTTTGCAGCTTTCACTTGCTTAGTGTTTGCCATCGATCTCGCTAATGCTTTTGTATATCTAGACGCTAGTCTGTCATACAAGTTGTCTTCGATTGCTTCTTCAGTAATTGAAAACGCAAGAGCGATTGTTTCATGAGTGTATCTTGATGTGAAAGTTTCTTGAGCATTGTCAAATGTCACTGCAGAACCTTCTGGTTTTGTTTGTGCATTTGCGAAACCAGATAACATTACTTCTTCTTCAAAAGCTCTGTCACTGTTTTCTGTGTCAAAAATTTCAGCATGTTGATTCTCATACCTTTTGTACTCCAGGCCGAATAAGGCATTCAAACCTGGCTCTAGTTCTTTGACTAATTGTCCTCTACTTATCGCCATATTATCCTCCTTATACTCCTACAGCAGAATTTAGGAAGTGATTAGCTATTTGCACAACACAGTTAACGTTTGTATTGAACGTCGTAGCATTTTTCTTGTTATTATTTTCAAGATCTTTTGTCACTCCTAAGATTCTTAGTTGTCTTGTTGTCGTTGTCGTAACTAAACCATTCACTTCAACTTTTGAAACAAAGTTTGGTGAAGCACCAGCGTTGTAGCTGATATTAGCTAATGTGTTTATGTTCGCAATAGCTAACGTTGTTACGTTTTGAATCTCGAATCTCTCATACGGATCATCAGATACGAACCCTACGATATCAGTCGCAGTGTTTGAACCTTTAAGGTGATTCGCAAAAGTAGGCTTCGAAGTATTCGCGTCAGTAAAAAAGACTCCGTTTAAGGAACCTAATAGCTGATCGCCAGTACCTGCAACACCAATGTGACCTGTGCCTAATGCTTTGACAGGGTCATTTTGGAATATCGCAGTCGAGCTTGCAGCAATAGTAAATTCACTTAAACCTTGGTTGTCTCTGTTCTGACCAATTTTACCTATCGGTCTTAGACCGAAGGCTGCGTCTTGGTTAGTTGCCATGTTTTTGTTCTCCTTAGTTTATAGTTTTACTATCGAGTTATCTTGATATCACAAAGAAATTATTTCTTCGTACCACCAAAAGTTACACGACTTTGTCTCTCAGCATTAATCGGCATGCTAGAGTGCTGCTCCTTCATAAGATCGTTGTTTATTGCTTCGTCTTTTGCCTGAGTCTGCTTTTTAAACCAGTCCTCACGCGACTTTGCGATCTCTTCCGGTATCCTTGCCAGCACAAGGCCGCCAACTCCGATCACTCCTGCGTACTTACCGTCCTTCATTTGTGGATACTGTGAGTCTGGATATTCATCAGCTCTAACTAATTCAAATCCTGATCTCAGCTTCCCTGACATATTCTTGGTATCATCGAAACCAAGTACCTCAGTTCGTACCCATCTGTGTCGGTAACCGTCCGGCGCAGGTGGTGCATCTAAAGATGATGGTGGAGTCCAAGTCTGTGGTCTTTTATTTTTGTCCCTAGACTGGCTCGCACGAGAAGTTTTTATTTTATCATTTTCCATATGCTTATACCTCCTTCGTGTTCATACGTTTTTGTTTCGCATATTCTTCTAATGGCACTCCTAATTTTTTAGCGATAACAACTTCAGAAGGGGTGAGTCTGACAGTTTGGCGACCGGTCTTATTTACACTTCGCTTCGCTGAAGCGACTATTTGTGTCGGCTTGGTCGTATCTTGTTGAACCTTATCCTCATTATTAGCAAATTTCTGCGGAAATGCAAGAGCCATTCTCTTATCTATCTCTGCGTAATATTCGTCTGATTTAGGATCGATTCCTTCTTCTTCCACTAGTGTTTTATGTATATCAAATGCAGTGTAAGTCATTGGCTTATCTACACCAAACCATTTGTTTTTAGCTCCCCAGTCCTCTGCTTTTGGATCTGGAGCATCTTGTCTAGGAGTTACTTTTGGTATCTCCTGGTCTTTTGGTTGGTCTTTAGCCATTTGTTCTCTAGCTGCTTTTGCTTCGCTTAATCTTGCTTCTTCGTATCCAAGACTAGCTATTTGTTTATTAGCTTCAACTTCGGCTGCAAGATCTCCTGCTTCCCTAGCTGCTGCTAATTTAGCTGCCGCTGCTTGTAGACCAGATTTGATTTTTTCTTCTCTGTCTTTAACACCAGCTGCTTCTACTGAAGAATATTTTTTCTCAATATCTTCTCTTTGTTTCTTTTGAGATCTAGCAAATTCTAAAGCTTCATCAGCTTGTCTTTGTGCCTCTCTCCATTTTTTTGTAAGTTTCGCAATTCTTCTTTGTACGTCCTTACTGTAATTCTCTAATTCTTCTTTCTTTTGTTCTACAGGTTTTTCTTCCTGCTTCTCTTCCGGCTTCTCGTCACTCGCTTCTTGCTTCTCCTCTACAGGTTCAGCAGCGGGCTTCGAGTCGCTAGGGACTTCCTCTTTGGTTTCTACTTCATTCTCTGGTTTCTGTTGCTCAAGTTCTACTTCAGCACCTTCACCAGATGTATCAATATCAACCATAGGTGTGTCTTTTTTGTTTTCTTCTTGCATAGTCCTCTCCTATGTTAAATGTAATGCAACACAGATTCTGGGTTATTTATTGTTCCCAAAACCTCGTCGTCGTTAAGAAGACGAACTTCTCCGCCTTCTATTGGTAAACGTGATCCAGCATATCTTGCAAAGATCACCCAATCTCCTTCTTTACACCAAGGGCCACTTGGAAATTTTTCTTTATCTCCATATGCCATTGGTCCCATTTTAATTACGTAGCCACAATTAGTTGCTATTCTAGCTTTGTCTAATGACTCTTGTGCTAATATTAATCCACCTTTAGTTTTTTCTTTTGGTGTAAAAGGTAAAACTAAAAGTCTCCATCCTGATGGGACAGGTAATTCGTGTTTAATTGATCCTACATTTGTTTCATCAACTCGTTTTGTAGGTTCTATTTTTTCTTCCTTATACTTTTCTTCCAAAGCGTTTTTATGCTTTGGGACCTCTGTTTTTGGGTTTGCTGAGGTCAATAACTGTTCCTTCTGTGTCTTCATTTTGCTCCTTTTTATTTAGCAGGTTAGAGATTTCCTGAGAAATATATTGGTAGGCATGTGCCTGTCCTAACATATATTTATATTTCTCCATATTGTCAATGTTTCCAGCCATCATACTGTCAGATATATTTATATACAGTTGTTTTAGCTGTCTTTGTATTTTACTTATTAATTCTAGATCAACCATCGAAGTCCTCCAATACTTTCATTTTTTCTTTTGCATGACATAACTTACCTAGTTGTTTATCCACCTCATTTAAATGCTGTGGATGCTCACCAATCCCGACTGAATTAGTAAGATATATGTTAATAGTAGCATCTGCTTCTAACATATCTGCTTCGTATCTAGCTCTAAGAGCTGATATTATTCCTTTTTTACTCATGTTTTTCGTCCTTTCCTAATCGCTTCTTTGCCTCTTTTAAATATGCTAGCCACCTTGCTCTTACCCATGACCTTCGCTCTTTGCTCACCAACCGTAAGTATTTGGATTTTCCTTGCGTATGGCTTGCTGATTCGTTTAACTTTTGCCACAGTTTTACGAGCATCCGTAGGGGTCGCAAACTTAATTGATACAGTGTCTCTAGGATTTTCATCTGTGTACAGTCTCCTCCCAGAACCTTTTGGTTTTTTACCTGTGCCTACTTTAGGATCTCTTCTTGACACCGAGAGCTCCTTTTAAAGTCTTAGCTTGTTTAGCATGTAATTTAGAAGCTTTCTTTAAACCCTTAATTACTTTTTTAACAGCTTTTCTTTTTTTTAACATTTCCATCTCCTTCTTGCCTGACGGATACGTGAGTTCGGATCGTTTCTTGTTTTTGCTGAAGCTCTTTTGAGCTGACCTAGTGATCTTGCGCAGTATGATTTTCTACGTTTAGCAGCTTTTGATCCAGGTTTCACTTTTCCTGTCACGGCTGTTTTTAGTTTTGAACCGGGATTTAGTCTTCTATAGGCTTTGACACCGGCTCGAGTCATGCCTGCTCCGGCCTTTGTAGGCCTGAAGTTTTTCTTATTTCTCGCAGGCATAGTGCCTTTTGAGAATTTTTCTCTAACTTGAAAATCGTTTCTCATTATCCAGTATACCCAATTGTTACAGAATCAGTTACATCTAAATCTAGATATACACCATTTTTAAATCTAATACCTGAACCTGGAACAAAAATATCTAGACCTTCGCTACCAAATTTTGCTTGAAACTCTAAAGAACCACCTGTTCCAGTTCCGTCATGTAGCTTAACAGTTGCGTTTGTAGCAGCGTGTGCTTGAATGTATGTGACTCTGCATGGTCCTAAATCTGTGCTACCACCAGTAATCGTTTTAAAATTACCGTCTGCAGTTAACGTTGTAAACTTCTGATCACTTGAAAAAGATCCACCGCCAGCCATTAGTCTAACATCCCCTTATAATATTTTTCATTTGATTTATTACTTAACATAGTTCCAGCGTATTCACTTTTAATTGCTGGTCCAATATATGGATCAGTTCCTGTTGCTAATTTTTTTCTTTTTGCAAAAGTTCTAACGTTTGTAGGTTTAGGTCCTGTATTACTCGCTGCTCTTTTTCGTCTGACAGCACTCGCCCTTTGCGAGTCGCTCATCCGTGTGGCTTTTGCAAGTGGGACGCATTTTGGATACTTCCGTTTGGCGTCCTTCTTTTGTTTTGAACGACCACACTTTGCGAAAGAACCATCCTTTCGCTTGCTCCCAATATCGACCCATTTTTGTCTGAACCATTTATCTAAACCGTTCTTTGCCATGGCATTAAGAATTCTTTCCGATAGCTTCTCTGTTTTGTCCTCTTTTAGCTATCTTGCAAACTCGACCACCCATTCCTAAGCCTTGTCTTTTTAATCTTGCAGTCGCTTCCATTAAACCACCTTTTGCTTTTTTGCCTCTGAAATCTTTTCTTTTTACACCAGATGGATCTTTAATTTTACCTGCACATATTTTAGATGCGTAGGCGTTCGCATATGCGCTAGGGTACACCGCAAATTTTCTTTTTGCTGCTGCTTTTCCTCTTGGACATAGTTTAGTCATAATTAAACCTTCGCTGTTTGTTTTGCTCTTTTAAAGTCAGATGCTTTTGGTGCACCTTTTGCACCTTTCTTTCGCATCTTCTTACCACTTTTTCTTTTGGCGTGAATGTTTGCGTATAGACCTTTACCCATTACGCTCTTCCACCTTTTTTAGCTACCATTCTTTTTGGATTAAAGCCCATTTTCTTAACAGCAGCTGCTCCTTTTTCAGTTTTAGCCATTTTAGCTAAACCTGGGTTTTTGCTTTTGCTTACAGCTTTACCGTTACCGTTTGTGCCTTTGGAATACATTTTTCTTTGCATCATTCCGCCGCCCATTTTCTTCATACGTCCGCCGCCCATAGCACCTCGTCTATTTGCGACTTGTTTATTAAATCTAGGATTTGCCATTATTTTTTTCCTCCGTTTCTAAATATTTGCGTACCCTTTATCCCAAAAATGCTCGCAACCACTAGAATCCACAGGTTTGTGAACCATGAAGGGAGCGTTGAGAAATACTCAAAGAAAAGTTTTACCTTTTCCATCGCTGCTGGATCGTCACTTAGGACTGCCCAGGCCAACACTATAATCGGAGCCGACAAAATAA